AATACCATCTTTTGTAACAGTGCCTCCGGTTGGTGGCGGTGGCTGAATTTCTAACATATTATCATATCGGTGATATTGATAGGTGTATGTATCAACAATATAACGCCTTATGGTTTCCATGAAATCCCTGGCAATATGGTATGATACCATTGTGTAACCATCACCGCCACCTCGCATCAACATCTGGTCATACATACCGCTATTGTACATATAATTTTCCATCGTGAAAAGTTGGTGAATGGACCCGGCTGTGTTTGTGTTATATCCTATGACTTCAGTTATTCCAGGTGAAACAACATCTAGATCATATTCAGTAACACCACCTGATAACATTAACGTGAAGAAGAACTCCTGGGTTATGTTTCCAACGGCCCATTTAATATATTTTGTCCTTGTATATTCAATGTGGTCTATAATCTGTTGGTCCTCAAGTTCAATTTTTACGACAGGATACCCAAGCCTACGTTTGATTTGCTCCACTAAATCCGATTTCTTAATATGACCCATTTAGTCCTCCATGTAATAACTACAAATATACCCTCTATGTTCTTTTTTCTTATTTTTAGCAACCAACATCATGCCATTTGGATTCAAATCATGTGTTCTACAATATTCTCTTAAACCAACAATTTCTTCATGGGTACCAGAAGGTGTAATAATTGAATATTTTTTAGAACGATGATTTAATGCACCAACTCTACCATACATTGGATTACCTTCGCCTGTATTCAGTTCTTTCATTAATTTAAGCCATTTCTTTGTTTTTGCATAACCATAACTTGTTGTACCAGGCCCTCGTTTGCCAAAATTTGGATTTTTCTCACCAAGTTTAGACAACCTTATATTTTCTCTGGTTTCTGGTGTTGTTATTCCTTTGCTATCGCCGCCAAATGTCATATTATATCCTAGCCCATAACCATAATAACTGTTATATTCTTTAATATATGAAACTTCTTTAATATTTAATTTACATCTATTACATCTTTCTAGCACTTCCCATTTAAAGTTTTCAGTGCCATATTTGGCAATTGCATCATGTAACACATATCCATTATCATTTTTTGCCGCAGAAATATGTTCTATTATGCGCTTTTTGAATTTTTTAATGGTTTGTCCAATATACACCTTACCATTAATCAGATTAGTTGCCTTATAAATTATTCCAGTCATTTTCTTCTCCCATTCTATTTAGTTATTTATGTTAAAAATTATCCTTGGAAAACAACCAATCAAAATTTTCTTCCTGTGCAGTAGCATCTGTTAAAATTCCCCATATATCATCGCCACCCTCTTCCTTTGACTTTTCTTCCATGGCATTGATATGGTAGCCATCCAAGATACCCATTTCAACTATATAGATACCCCAATATAATGCTGAAACGCAATCATCATTGGTGTTATTATTTCCTCTGAATTTCCCGTTATCATCAATGAAACTGGCCAGTTGTTTAATGGTCTCTCTGTCTTTCAGGATAAAATCACCATCTTCAATTAGCTTCTTCATCATCAATACAGCTTTGGGTTTCGTCAACTTGTTTGCTCTGATTCCAAGGTCAACAGTTTTTCCACCAGAGTTTACAAGGTTTGGATTCTCATGGTCCCACCATAACCTGTTCACTACTGCTGAACCTTCGGCATTGTTCTCACACATGATGAACGCATCGTTATAGAAATATGATGTTCTATTGATAACGTCAGCAAATGAATACACATCAACGGCATTACTGATGTATGTGGCAACTTGTGCAAATTTCAATGGAATAAGACTGTCAACCCTTAACACTTGTATAACAGAGGCATTTTCACCAGTGCCCTTAGCAACATCAATACCCATAACATATGTTTTGCCCTTTTCTGGCTTCTCATATAGCATCAACTTCCCATTGAGGTCAGTTTGTATGGGTTCTTCGATTCCCGATAATATGATCTCAAGTACATTAGGATCAATGACTGTATTGGTCGAACCAAGAAACTCAACTAATTGTTCTTGTGCAAATTTAACTTTGCCAAGATTCTTCAGTTGCTCATCAGCCCATGCCTTATTGCGTCCAGGAACGTCTCTCCATGTGAATTTCATTGGAATAAAGGTATTTTCACAGTGTTCAGCTTCCGTGTAAATGCGATGGAACAGGTTGAACATACCATTGGGCGTTGAGATAATGATGATCTTAGCTTCCGTTGAGGTCGAGATGGTCGGGTAATTGGCTGACCAGAAATCTTCAGCGATGCTTGGACGGACAAATGAAAATTCATCGCAATTTTCACTGTAAAAACAAGTACTTACGTTAAATAGATGATTGTCATTTTCAACTTCAATAATATCGTAAACGTCATCAGCTCTATCAAACATAACACTTTTTATAATTTTTTCAGTTGGCAACATATCACCTTGTTTGATGTCCCTAACCTTTGTCTTTTTTCCATTAACTATGAATCTGTGCTCTTTTGTTGCAGTGACACATTCGCCCGTTTCTGTTGATACTTTATACAAGTCATTGATGCCATTACATCTTATGCCTGAAAACGATTGCCACCCGTTTGGTGTTAATATGTCATATTTTTCATTTTTTACAAAGTTCATTAAGTCTACCTACCATCTTTTCATAGATTTTTAAGGTTATTGGCTCTTTATCATAAACCTCTAAAAACACATTAAATTCAATATCATTCTGCTCTTTTGTTTTATTTACCATTTTAAACAATTCATCCAATGTCATTGTAATTTTTGCATGTTTTTTTGTGTTTTCTGATTTTGTTAATAATTGAAGGTTCTTATCATCCATGAGTATCAACGGACTTATGTTATTATCAAAACCCTTTGAAACTGGATATATGTGGTCAACTTCAAATCCCTTTCTTTTTATTTTTCTTGAATTTGACAAAGAACGAACTAATCTAGTATATGCCTTATATATGTTTGTGTGTCTATTCCTACTTATTCTTCCACCATCTTCTTGTTTTTTGAGACCTTTTAACAATCCATTACGTTGAACACTTAGTCCATTTTCAAGTATTGTTTCATTTCTACCAACTGCAATTCTCTGATACCCATTAAGACCGTTTTCATCAATTTTGTTTAAATGTGTTTCTCTTGTTTTTCTTGTATATCGTCTGAAACCTGTCATTCCATCTGGTCCTACTTTAGACAATGCATCATATCGCTTTTTATTGGACTTTTCATGTTTTGTCATACCAGTTTCTTCATCAATAACTTTTAGACCATTTCTAATGTTTTCGTATCGTATATCACATACCAGCTTCTGTTCTGGGTATGTTTCCAAGAATTTATCATAATCCATTTCTAATACTTTTTCAACATAGTTACGTTTAATCATTGACAGTCTTGTGCCTGTTACTGGGCACACAACATAATCAGCATTTTCAGTTAAACCATTTTCCCATAAATGACTGTTTCTTCTTTTGTTCCTTTCTAAAAACTGGTCTATTTTTGATAATTTTGATTTATATTTATTTGAGTAACCATGTTTCCAACAAACAAAATCTTCATCTGGTATCACTTCTATGTCATTGTATAAAACGTAGAGTCCTTCATATAGCCCATCTGTTTCACCAAGTCTGCTTAACATCTTATTGATTTCTTCAAATTCTTTTGGATAATGTTTTTCAATCCAGTTGCCCTTCATTCTACCCTGGCATAGTCTTCCATCAGCCTTTCTAAGTTTTTCATCAACAAATTTTTTAATATTCATAGTATTTTTACCTCCTATGCTATTTAGCAAAAATACTAACAAAAGTAAACTATATATTTTTTACCTATACGGGCATACATAATTCACCATATAATTCTCCAATTGAAATATTTTTAATTTCACCAGTTATTTTATCTCTGACTGTTACAGTGTTTTCGCCACCTAGACAAACAAGCAAATTCAGTGTTCTTCCACGAAAAGCGTCAGGTGATGTTGATGAAACAATGATTCTTGACTTGTTATCGAAAGTGCAAAAAGTTTTGCTATATTCGCTCACTCCTGGTTTCAAAAATGTTGGTAACTCCTCATAAGTGAGCTTAATTCTCGCAAGGATGTCAATGGCTGACAGTGCTTTATTGGAAACGATGCCTATTGCTTTATCTGGGTGAAAGATTGCATACCACAGTGCATATGTTGCTATTATTGTTGACTTTCCAGCTTGTCTGCTACATAAAATACAGCAGAACCTGTTGTCCTTAACTGTTGTGAGAATCTTTTTCTGAAAATCATAAGGCTCAAAGTCAATACGACCTCTATCAGGATGCACTATACGCACGTAACGTAAAAAATGCAGAATGTCCTCACTACATCTTTTCAATTCCTGGAGCATCTCTGGTGTGTACTCAACGGGTGCTAAGGGCTGCTTTACAAACTGGGCGTCATATTTTATTGCCATGATAAATCCTCCACATATTATATGAAGTATTTATATGACTAATTGTTAATAAATGATGATATTATAGAAAAATCTTTATTTTTAATCCATTCATTATGGTCAATTACCATTAATTCTATTCCATTGTCTTTGCACCATTGTGTCTTGTACGCATCTTTCCATTTAACATATTTACCACTGTGCCAATATATTCCATTATATTCAATAGCCTTCTTAATCTCTGGCATCCAAATGTCAAGTTCAAGAAATTCACCAGTTAATGGGTTCTGTATCATTGTCCTGTCATTAGGATATGTTAAAATATCTGGATGGTGCTCTACAATCCATTTTTGTAACTCACGTTCTGATTTTGATGAACAATTTAAAATGGCACATATACCACAACGGGCACCTGCTGAAAAACTGTTCCATTTAATTTTATGAACATGTCCATTTGGGCAAATAAAATCCAAAAGCATTTTATTACCAACATATTCAGTTGATAGGAGCGTGTATCCTTCTGCTTCAAACGCTTGTTTAACCTGATTATATGTAACTTCAATATTACCAAAACATCTTCCACATCGAACACCAGACTGCCAGTGAGCCCACACAATCTTATGTTTATGCCCATTTAGACAAATAAAATCTAAATGTTTTTTATTTCCAGTGTATTCTGTTGACAAGAGTGTGTACCCTTCTGACTCGAATGACTGTTTTATTTGCTCATATGAATGTTTAAAATTGTAACACTTGCCACATCTTATACCACCATTAAAACTACTCCAAAATATCTTATGAATATGCCCATTTGGACAAATAAAATCCAGATAATCGTGATATTTTTTATATTCAGTTGATAATAGTGTGTACCCTTCTGATTCAAATGCCTGCTTTATTTGTTCATAGGTGTATTTTTTCCTTCCCATTTTGACAGTTCTCCTGATAAATAGATTGGAAGGGACAGTAGTATAAGTTCTCCTACTATTTCTGGTGTACGTCAATACCCAGATTACCTTCATAGCTATTTAGCATAAAATGCAAGAAAAAACCTCAATAAATGAGGTTTATTTCATTATGGATTCAATGTTTATTTTATGAAATTCATATCCACTGTGATATTATGTTGGAGTGGTGACATTGGCATTCCCGCTATATCCACACTGTCTCTCGGGCTCGATCACTATTAGGGTCTGGCACATCCTTTCTATCATCCAATGGCACCCTGTATATGACTGTTTTACCCTTAGCCGTCGTAGTCCTCATAAGAACTGGTCTACCCCAAATCTGATTAATGTGTTTCATGGTAGATATGCAATACATTTTGTCCAATGGCATTCCAGCGAACCTGTGTTCCAGTAACAGTGTTCCATCATTGTTGAAGTTTCCATCAATGACATCAATCTTTGGGACACCAGAATTGGCAAAACTGTTGACTATCATTCTTCGCGTTTCATCAGAATTGAAGTCCGTCACAATAGCATCAAAGGTTGACATACTCGATTGCTGTTGTGCATAAACATACAGTCCCATCTTTTCTACAAGTTCATTGGTTAAGAAATCCTGCATAAAGAACCAATCGGTGTATGTCCTCATTACTTCTTTGACCTTGTTCCATCCACCCATCTCTTTTGTGTCCCATTCTTCTTTCTGGACAATGTTTTCACACTCGTTCCATTCAGTCCCATGTTGACCCTTATCCCATCTGTTCTTAATATCCTTCCACATCTCTGACCCAATGTGATACGGATTCATTGAAAACGGGTTTTTGGCCTTTACCAATGAATTACTGTAATTGAACTGGCCATGTTCAGCACCATCGAGAAGGCCCTCGTTAAAAAGCTTGTCTAGTACATGCTCATGAATAAGGGTAGCGTAGCCCTCATTCAGGTAACGTGTCCGCATGATTGGCCAGTAATATTGTCCATTTGTACGGACAATCTCCAGGATGTCTTTCTGCCAATCTTCTAATATTCTTGAATTGTCAATGGTGTATCTTAAAATATCTTCAACAGGCTCAACAGGAGTCTTTAACTTCAATGACTTCCACAGTTCCGTGTTATAATTGGCAATACTGTTTGCTGGATTTACCCTCTGTACCAAGTCATTGAACTCTGAAATATCAGGAGCATTTGTCATTTTCTTCTGTTCAAATACTCTGGTTCTACGTTCAATCTCTGTTTCAGTTTCAAAGGGGTTAGAGTGCCACTGGAGTGCATGGCCTGCATCCACTATTTGTTCAACAGCATCAATACCATAAATTCTTTCATATTCGTTAAATCGTTCATTTGCACCGCCCATAAGTGCGATGATGTCCTGGCGTGAGTTCTGGAACCATTTATTCTCTGTGAAGAAATTTGCGTGACCAAAAACATGAGCCATTACAAGTACTTGGACTGCAAATACATTGTTGCTCATAAGGAAGGCACGTGCTGGATTGTCATGCACAACGACTTCATAAGGTAGGTTGGCGTCCAGTTGGTCATAAATGGTCCTCAACCTCTCATAGTCGCGGCCGTATTTCCAATTTGATATATTTGTCGGGATATTGTAAGCCATGATTTCCAACATCTTTTGTGCAGGGACCACGTCCCATTCGATGTCACAGACCTTCAGACCCATTTCCTCTTTAACTATCTGGTTTATTCTATCCTCAATTTTTATTAATCTTTGATATTCTTGCTTGGTCATCATTTTATCCTTTAGTTTTTCTTCTATTATAACACATTTTAGGCCGTTTGTCAACCATTAATAAATTCTAATATCATATTGAAATCTTTATTCTTTTTCCATTCCTCTTCTTTAATTACTAAATGTCTCCACCCATTATCTTTTAACCATTGCTTTTTAAAGACATCTCTTTTTATTATGTTTTTATAATTAGGGTGTTGTGGACTACCATGATAATAATATGCACCATATTCAATTGCTATCTTTAACTCTGGTATCAACATATCAATTTCAAGAAACCTTTTGGTCTCTGGATAATATATCATTTTTCTATTATTGAACAATATTTCAACATTTTGCCTATTTTCTTGAAACCAATTAAAACAAAATGTCTGCAATTCTATTTCCCCCTTAGATGTTCCATTCATTGAACATTCAGGACATCTATTGCCATTTTGCCAATTGCCCCATGTTATTTTCCATAAATGACCATTGGGACATTCATATTTCATATGCTTTGTATTATTAATATAATCTGATATTGATGATAACATTTTATATCCTTCTGCTTCCATTTGTTGTTTGAATATTTCATATTTTTTTGTTATTCTTTTATTGGTAAAAATACAATGACATCTTTTACCTTGTTGCCAGTTATTCCAAGTTGTACTTCGATGTTGTTTACAATGACAACATATATATTCCATTTGTGTATGTGCATTTATATATGTAGATAATAAAATATGCCCCTGTGCTGCAAACGTTTGATGTGCAAACTCATTTGTTATTGGTGCCTGATTACTTAGACAAGGACATCTTACACCTTTTTGCCACTTACCCCATGTTGTTTTCCTATGTTGTTTACACTGACCACAAATATATTCCACAGGCGACCGTGAATTTATAAATTGTGATAATAATATGTTTCCTTCTGCTTCCATTTGTCGATGAAAAACATCATTCATTTTCAATACTCGTTTATTATTTTTTATACAAGGGCATCGTTGTCCCCTTTGGAAGGCATTCCATGATATTTCTTTT